TCCCGACATAGACTATCAACCTACTCGACGCGTCTTATGCTTACCTACTTAGAACTGGCTACGCTATACGGAATCGAACCGCATCGACAAGGTTTTGGAGACCCGTCCGCTCCTTAGCTGATAGCGTAATAAATTGGTGGAGATGCTCAGAATCGAACTGAGGTCCAAGATGCTAAATTAATTTTACACCTTGTCGAAGCCAGATCCATCCCCTGGAGCGGCTAGAGAGAATCGAACTCTACTCTCTATGGGTTGGAAACCCAAGGACGTAACCCATACGCTTAACCGCTTTGCCTTACATAACGTCTTATGTATAAGGACTTAGGTATGATATTGACTTCGCCGATAGTTCCACCAGTCAACTAATCAATATTATACAGGCTTGGAGCCACATGTAGGTACTGCCCCCACTTCACACGCTTACAAGGCAAGTGCATCACTTTAAATGCTTATGCGGCTATTGTTAGTCTTTCGTTATTAAAGTACAGAACTAACAAACTGTACTTATCCTTTAATCTCCTCTAAGGATCTTCTTCTCTTTTTCAGATAGAGAGTTAAAGTCTTTCTCAGAGAGACTACTTATACTCAGCTCATCAAGATCCCTATCAGCAGTTTTCTTACCACTATTCTTAGCTGGCTGCTGTTGTGAAGCTTTAGCGGCTTTCTTTCTAGCTACTTGTTTCCTATTGCCAAGACCTTTTTTTCTAGGTTCAACTTTAGGAGACTCTTTCTTATACATCGGGGCTACTTTAGTAACAGCAGCTTTCAGTGCTTGAGACTTTGTTTTACCTTGTGCTTGAAAACCAGCCATCAGGGTATTAACAGTCTCTACAGCTTCTTCATTATAATCATCAGAATCTAAATCTAAAAAAGAATGTTTATTCTCATAATTATCAACTAGACTATCAAATCTATCTTGTTCAATAGATTCTGTTGACTCAGTTTTAGCTGTCTGTTGAGCTTCTTCCTTTACAATCTTAAATTTATGTTCAAATGATGCTTGTTGAGCTTTATTGATCTCTCGTCTAAGAGCAGCAGCACCTTTAGTATCACCTTCAATTAAAAGGTCTACATACTTCTCTTCAGATGTATCAAAGTCATATTCAGGGGGTTTTTCAACTTCTTCTTCTTCTTTTACTTCCTTCTTAGTCCCATTCTCAATTAATCGTTCCAGTTGTTGTTCTAACCAGATAGAGCGTTGTTTTTCTTCATCCCTTTGTTTGATGACTTGGTTAAGTCTTGATCGAGGTATTCGTTTATCTTCTTCCTCAACTTCATCCTCTCCCTCTTCATCACTTTCTTCGCCCCTATCTCCTTGATCTTCATCTTCTTGATCTTCATCTTCTTGATCATCCTCGCTTTGGTCTTCATCATCCTCATCGAGTCCTTCTTCATCTTCATCTTGATCCTCTTCTTCTATTACTTCATCTTCATTTTCGAGTTCATCTTCATCAAGATCAATTACATCACCACGGTCTTCCACTACTTCGTCTTCATCACTCATTCTTCTTTACCTTTACGTTGGTTATACGAAATCATAGTTAACGTACTATGAAACGACTAGTAATACTTAGACAACTATTACTACAAAAAGTTCAATTTATTTACCACATTTCTACTCCAATTGGAACTTCAATAATATCTATCTCTATTGATATAGAGGCAGCTCCGCCAGATACGTTCTTAATCTGTATAAGGTAATCTGTGTCGTTTTCAAAGATCCATTCATGATCAAAAGATCCAGAACCTCCTGCTGAATGTGGGCCGCTTCCTCCGGGAAGGAGTTTGCTATTTAATTGTGTTCCATCTACAGAAACTGTTGGAGTATGTGTAATAGTGGTATCTGATGTATTCACTGATGTACGGTTTGAATTAAACTGTGTCATACCAGTGCCAGCAGCAGAGAATGTAGGTCCTTCAAGCAAGGTTAGCTCCACACTCCCTTCTGCACTTATCTGTATTACAGTATGTGCATGGGAGTTAGCTCCTACTTGAATCAAGTATTCTGCGGTAGCAGCATCTGCCAGTTTTGCAGTAGACGGCCATAGATGAGAAGATATGAAGATCCTTCCTGCATGAGTATATATATGATCAAACTGCATAACGGGTAATGGTCTTTCAAATCCAGTTGGTCTCCAAAGATCATCATATCCACTTTTCCACGCTGATCCAGCGAGTCTTAGAGCTTGTTGTAATTTCCTTACATAGGTACTGATAGACATTATTACTGCTCTCCTAGTTGAACTCTGTCATTTTGTAATTCTGGAACTTCTTCCTCTTCAACCTCTTCCTTATGATCGTTCAATATTCGATCAATAATAGGACCAATAGATGGATTATCAGATATTAATACTGCAATATCAGCAGCCTGTTTAGCAGTATCCATATTATTCTTACCGGCATCAGATTCTAATTTTTCAATCTTAGCATCTAGTTCCTCTATCTGTTTCATCATCTGTTCTTGACCAAGAGCTGCCTGTTCTTCAGTAGGTTCATCAGATACTTTTTTAGCAATTTCATTCTTCCTGGAGAGAGTAGACATCATAATCATCTCTTCATCTGGAATCTTAACTCCAAACTTACGCATCTCTACAGCTTGACTGAATTGAGCATTTTGAAAAGTAATCTGTGTAGGAACATCAGCAATAACTACATCATACTTGCCTACAGTTACATCATTAATAATACTTCCTTCTTCGGACTCTTGATTAATAGCCACTTCTTCTGATTCTTCGTCTATAGTATCACCAGAAGATATTAAAAAGATTCTTTCTTCAGTATAGAACTGTTGGATAAGTTTTAAAAGTCTAGAAGCTAATAGATTTCTTGTACGAAATAGATTATCAATAGGAGTAGCTAATTGAATAGCAGCTTGGTGTACTCTTGACTGAATAGCTACACCACTTACTTCTGGGCCACCACCACCTTGAAATGTTTCAGATACACCTGAAATAAGTCTCATAAGATCAACAGCAGAACCAACCATATCCTTTAATCCAGCGGGAATAATATTGGGTTCTATTTTATCAGGTCTTTCCCGACCTTGTTTTACTTCTAAAATCAAACCCGTCTGCCCGCCTACGTCTTCTAAATCATCAGTCTCCATATTAGTGAGACTATTTTCATCGACAATCCATCCAGAATTAGCTGTAGTATTTACTACATGCAGCATTTGACTGTAGACTTTATTAAGCATTTCTTGTGACTTAATAAGATTATCTACGAGACCTAGTGTCTTACCTCTTCTAAAATAAGGGAAGAATGGTATAATAGTAAAATGATCATATGGAGACCAAGCATCATGTAGAATTGTTTCTCTTGTAGAAACAGTCCAACGAACTCTTTTTACTAAACGATTTACAACCTCATATCCATTATCTTTGGCTACTTTATTTTTTTCTTTAGTAGTGATATCATCAGGACACGGAAGTAGATCGCCGGTTTCAATGTCATACCAAAAAGCTCTATTCTGTAATTTGTACCATTGTCTTTCAATGAGCCTTAAATGTTCTACACCAGTAGTATCTTTATAGTAAGAATTATAAGTGTTTGTATCTGCAAATCTATTCCTTTCTTGTCCCCACTCATCGGCTCCAAAGTCAGCTTCATCTAAATTAGATATATATTTCAATGCTTCTCTATATTTAGCCGCTCCATAAGTTATTTTTATATCCTCCAATGATAACCACTGTGTTACCATTACATCGTTCCAATCATCTGGATCATACGACTTAGCATCAGGATCAGGAATAACATCCAGTGGATCTAATGCTGTAATATCAACATCACCATTCATATTATCATCAAACTTCATACGAATGTCTAAGTATCCTCTCTGCTGAATACAGCCATCACTAAATACTTGTGATTCAACCCAGGGGAACTTATTCTCATCTACAATAAACATACCAATCTTAGTTAAAAGATCTGATATATTCTGATCTACAGCTTCTCTAGGCTTATAAGCTATATCCATCCTGGACTGAGTTTGATAACCTAGAACAGTGTTTACTGTGGAGAAAATTATATTCTCTTCTAACCAAGGTTTCCCCTCAGCTTCTAAGATGGCTTTAGTCGCATCGTCCCACTGCCTTCCCCTTCCAAGATAGTAATTCTCATTTTCTTTAGCTTCCTTCTGATAATTAGTATGACCCCGTTCCATAGCAGACGTGTATCTATCCCACTGTGATCGAGCAAGTTGTAGTTTTGATTTAATCGTCATTCATCAATCCTTATACTGCCTGCCATCCACGAGCAGACAATCGTTTATATCTATTTAAGAATTCTTGTTTATGAGACTTTCTTTTAGGCATTGTAAGCCCTACTGCGAAATATCTAAAAGCATCTGATGGATGGGATGCCCAATCATGAACTGGTTTATTTTTATATTCTTTAAACTTATCATCCCATTGTCTATGATAATTAAATAGTGCATCAATTCCTTTACGGCACTTTTTCTCATCAAACCAACAACGAGACATTATCATTCTTACAGCATTAATACCGTCCTCAAGACCTACTTTCTGAACTATGTTTAGTTTTTCTGATTTAAAGAGATCTTCAGCAACTTCTAACCTAGTCCTACCAGTACCAAACTCTGTATTAGACATATCATGAGGAAAATTATGTATTCCATATACATAAGGTAGTCTTTGAAGATATTTAGCATAGTGTTCTAGTCCAACTGAATTGTATTGATAGAAATCAATAACATGAATTTCTTTCTTAACTGTTTGAGTAAACCAGATAGCTGTAGAATCACCTACACCGATATCCCACCAAGTATCTACTGGAATAGTAGGATCATATGGAACATTACCTATACGACCTTCTTTTTCAGCTTCATCCATATAAGAAAGATAATAGAAACCCTCCGAATTAGATGTAAAGGAGTTGTAGAATTCTTGCTGAATCATTTCTTCACTCATTCCAGACAATCGCTCTTCTTCCACTACATCCTCACCTACATATCTTTTACCATTTTCATCTATAGAATCTTCAACTGTAATATTCTGAGTAAACCAAGATGGATTTTCTAAAGCCATTTGATATAACTTATAGAAGTGATTCTTGCCATTTGGAGTAGAGTTGAAAACAGCCCAACCATTATTTTCAGCAAGAATTGGTCTGACAACATCCCAGGCTGCTGGATTCTGGAACGCATATTCAGAAAATACACACCCTACTGGATTGGCTCCTCGAACTTTATCGAATTTATCAGTACCAACAATCTGAATAATAGATCCATTAGTTAATGTAATTTTCATGTCAGTAGAATTAGCTCTACCAACTAGTTGCTTAGGAATATGGTTCCTAAAAGCAAAACCACCACCATCAATTCCATCCCATATGACTCTACGACCTTGAGCAAATTCTGGAAAGAAGTAATAATAAACACCAATCCTTTCAAGAGCTTTTTTAATCGTTAGATTAAATAAAGTTTTATCCTTACCAGCTCTACGATGATATACAGCCATTGCTCTTTTATAACCAGAATCCAAAGCCCTTAATAAGTCTAATTGATATAATCTAGGATTAAATTTATATGGAATTTGAATCTGAGTCATAGTTGATTATACATAGAAATTAGGAACTTTACTAACAGTTCCTATTGATGTCGATAGATAATGAATATCTACATGATGGATGAATGGAGAAGCAGTACCTGTTTTACTAGTTAAGTGTAAATTAGTAATAATAGATCCATCTGGTTCGATGAGATCAGAATCAAGTAAAGCCCCAGTTGCAGTAGCAGCAGAAAGCTGTACTTCAGATACTACGATTTGATTAGCTACTCCAGGAGATGCATCAGAGACACTTGTAGTTATATTGGTTGTAGCTGCTGCTTGATTATGTCCTATAGCATATGTAGCTTCTATTCCAAACACACAGGTCTCTACCTCTGTAGTATCTATTGACCAATGAACATGAATATAACAGTCGTGACCAGAAACCCAATCATGCGGTATATGATATGTTAGATCTTGTTCATCATTTACTGCAAATTGAAATTGTCGAATATTTCCTTTCCATGTTGCTATTGCAGGAGCTGTAGCTCCTCCGCCTTTAGCTGAAATAGTTCCAAGTAAGTCTTGCCAACACCAACTTGGTGAAGACTGGTCTACCTTAATTCCACGTCCTGCTGTTTTTGGATATACAAGTCCATTCTCATTTAAAAATGTATCAAATGCTTTATCTGTCATACAGGGTCCTTGTTAAATAAATAATCTATTACCAGAATTATCGGTTAATATATTATTGGAATTATCAGTTAAATATGATACGTCACTAGTGAATCCAAAACTTGAAATTACACCGCCACTTAAGGGGGTTAATGGTCTGATAAATTCCCTTATGAGAAGTTTAGTCATCAGTTATTCTCTTCTATTGCTGAATATGTAATATTAAAATTAGGACTACCTCCTGTAGAGACTACTTTAATCTCTCCATTTAAAGGGCCGATTATCTTACTAAAAGGAAGTGTAGCTATCGTACCTCCTTCAAATACCCTATCAACCCCTTCATCATCAGTATACTTGATCTCTAAAGTTGTAGGAGCTGTTCCTGCAAAAAGAAGTGTTTTTATTTCACTATTCTTGAATAATAAGAACTCAAATCCAGAATCTTTATATGTTTTTGTACCAGCAGCATTAATAGTAGGCATTTTTTATTTCTCATCAACAGTTATTAGAAGGCTACGTTCGAATGTCCTAGAAGGTGATGAGCTTGTAGTTACTGTATTAGTTAATACAAAAGAAGAAACATCAGCCGGGATTGTTCCAACAAATACTGTTGCAGATATAGTGGTATTGGATTCATTAGAGAGTGTCACAGACTCTGTAACAGCCCATACACTAGAAGCTATAGTCTCACCTTCCTGAAGGATAAACGTATCTTGTACGACCTTCCAGACGACCGTACCATCAGTTATCTTAGTACTTTTAACAGTAGAGATAGTTGGTTCAGCAGAACCACTAATTCCTGGCTGAGTACAGAGTAAATATATTCCAGTACGTGTACTAGGATATACAATATCTCCTAATAGATATTTAGTAGTATCAACCCTTACAGGAGCAGAGTAATTAATAGAATAATCTAATACTTCACTAGAATCCTGGGGAACCTCTAAAGCTAGAGGTCCCTCATCAGTACTTTTATATACGATCATAATTAGACGCTAGATGCTGTCAATGTAATAGTTACATTAAGAGTATCACCGTTATCTACAGACTTATCACCACCAGTGAAAGCACCACCACCATATAGAAGACCAGTAGCACCACCTTTAGTACTTGTATCAGTAATAAAAATACCACCGATAGTCTGTGCATCTGATGTAATAGAATAGGAGGCTTTAGAAGCAGAGTTATTAACACTCTGAGAAGCTACGGAACCTAATACTAGTGATTCACGAGTACCTTCTGAATATGCAGTATTTTCTGTCCAGCCTGCATGAGAAGCCATTGTATCAGCTGCTAGAACTGATGGAGTAGTTCCATTAATAAGTCCTACATAGAAAGCAGCAGTATATGCTGCACCTTTAAAATATTCAGTGAGAACACTATCTAGT